TACTGACATAGTGATATATTGTTCGTTTTCTGGTGGTGTATGGTGGTAAAATGTGAATGTTCGTTAATGTTCGTTTAGTGGTGGCTGTAAGTACTTGAAAGTAAAGTAATGTTCGAATGTTCGTTTGTTCTTGGGGTATGACAGGTGTTGTGAGCGATGTGTTTGTGAAGCGTACAATCGCAAAAAGAGGGGGGTCGCGTACGTAGAGTATCTTTTTATTTTGCGAACATTAGGAACATTAGGAACATTATAATAAAATCAATAACTTATTTTTGCATAAAAACGAACATTACGGAACTTTTCTGCGAACATTATAAAAGACGCGAAGCTGCTCTAGTATAACTGGTTTCAATGGTAGTGAATCACTACCTGTTTTCACGTGTAGTTAATAAGTGCAGGACCTTGGGGGGAAAACGTACCTAACACACAACAACATCTCGTCACGTGGTATAAACCAAAGACGCGAAGCTGCTCCGAGAACTGGTATCGATAAGGTAGTGAAACACTACACGTTGTCACGTGGCTTATAAAAATGGCTGGTTGACTCAACACGCGAAGCTGCTCCGAGAACTGGCATCGATGAGGTAGTGAAACACTACCAAAATCAAGACACAAAAAAAGCCCCGAAGCCGAAGGCTCCGAGGCGGTAGGTTATATGTTAGACCGAAATGGTCGCTTGATTAAAGTAAATCCCGTTGTACGTGGATGCGTCTCGTTATATGCCGAGATAGCTTTACGCCTATCAATCACGTATTGAAAATCGACAGGATTAAATTCTTGTTTCATGCATGGTTCAAGACGATTGAATTTTTCATCAGGCCATTGTGCAATAAGATCAAGAGTTGCTCTATAAATATCTTTCATTTTTCTGCTCCAAAAAAAGAGGGGAGCATAAACTCCCCTCGGTTAAGATTAAGATCTATCGATCTGATTAGCTAGATCGTTGATCGCCTGACAGAAATCAGCAACATCATCCACCTTGAAGCTTTCCGCTTTCTGGACACGTGCAACACAATCCATCAAAGCTTCATAAGTGATATCTTCAGGTGTACGTGTTCGTGCGTCTGCACCTTGCTTACCTGAAGCAATGTCCGCCGCGATCTGTTCGCGTCTAGCGATCTGGTTTTTGATATCACCGAGAACGGCGTTTGCCTGACGCATCCAATATGCACGAGGCTGACCGTTTACAGTTTTGTCTCCCGCAACTTTTGCAGATACTGAGATAAGTTCTTGCGCGGCCTTTGGAAAACCTGAGTTGATCGCGTTTTTGGCGAACGTCCAAGATTCCTCAGTTGCAGTTGAGATATCTGATTTTGGCGATATAAACATAGTTGACGTCCAGCCAGCGGCAATCAAAATGTCAGTACGCTTGACCTTGCTAAGATCTTGCTTGACGGTTTCCTTTGCCCAATCACGTAAAGCGATGTGGGATTGTTCGTTTAGTTTTGCAAATTTATCAGTCATGTTAATTCTCCATTTTGACTGTTTATAAAGAGTAGTGAAACACTACTATCCGAAGCGTCATTGCCTCGTGACAAGATCTTTATACGTGATTTGTCCGCGCTTGTCTTATTATATGACAACTTTTCTTGGTGTATGGTAGTGAATCACTACCTTTTCGGCACATGGTGAACCCCACCTACCCCCCACCCCCCTGTACACGCACGTGTGTGTCACAACTATATAATACTATTCTACACAAAAATTTTGCGTTTTTCTTAAATTTAAGTATGTTGCGAACATGGCTATACATATCGAACCAGAAAAAGGGGTCGCTAAACGTACTCCACAAAAGATTAAAGACCTCGCAGTAAAAGCAAGTGCTGCTGCGAAAACGGCAGAGTTACTTCATGAAAACGGATTGGAGATCAAACCTAACGCTGACGACAAAGACACTGCCGCCACGCTTGCGGTTTCTTATGCCGAAAATCCTGAAAAAACTTCGAAAGCGGCTACAACAAAAAGGGTAGCCCACCTCACCCCAGCCACCCTACTCATGACGGATCGTATATTAAAGGATTTTGGTCACTCTGTAGTGAAATCGGCTACGCAGGTGAGGCATCTTGTTACAAATAAGTTGATTGAGGAGACTGAGAACCCCGACCCACGGGTACGCATCCGTGCATTAGAGTTGTTGGGTAAGATAAGTGACGTAGGGTTATTTGCTGAAAAAACAGAGGTTACTATAACCCACCAGACTACAGACGACTTAAAAGAAAGACTACGTGATAAATTAACAAGACTGGTTAACCCAGAGCCTGAAATAGAAGACGCTATTGTGGTTGACGGGGCTACGATAGACGTGGACAAGGAATTAGGATTGGATGACGACTAACCTCGCCGAAATCGCTGCAGGTATGGACTTTTCTAAAGAAGACATACAGCACATGTTAGATAATCTGGACAACTTTGACCCTGAAGAGCTGGGGGAGATAGACAAGATTGTCGAGGAGTTATCTACGCGAAACGCAAATCAGGCCGCGTATGATGACCTGATAGAGTTTTGTAAACGTATGCAGCCTGATTATAAAGTCGGTAGACATCACCGCATACTGGCAGACCAGCTTATGGCACTGGAGGATGGGTCAAAAGACAGGGTATGTGTCAACATCCCGCCACGTCATGGCAAGTCGCAGCTTGTAAGTATCTTTTATCCCGCTTGGTTTCTTGGGCGGAACCCCGGCAAGAAGGTTATGATGGTCTCCCACACTACCGATTTGGCTGTGGATTTTGGTCGTAAGGTTAGAAACCTTATAGACGTAGCAGATTATAAAGAAATCTTTCCTGAAGTCTCCTTGGCGGTTGATAGTAAGTCGGCAGGTAGATGGAATACAAATTTTGGAGGTGAATATTTTGCGTGTGGTATTGGGTCTGCCCTTGCTGGGCGTGGTGCTGATCTACTTTTGGTTGATGATCCCCACTCTGAACAAGATGTTATTAACGGAAATTTCTCCGTATTTGAAAAAGCCTACGAATGGTTCACATTTGGAGCGCGTACTCGACTAATGCCGGGAGGTAGAGTGGCGATTGTACAGACACGTTGGCACATGGACGACCTCACGGGGCGTGTGACTAACGATATGGTTAAGAATGAGTTAGCAGATCAGTACGAGATTGTAGAATTTCCCGCACTTCTGGACGCTGATAATGGTACACAGAAACCTTTATGGCCTGAGTTCTTCGATTTGGCTGCTCTGGAGCGTACAAAAGCGTCAATGCCTGCGTTTCAGTGGAACGCACAGTACCAACAGCAGCCCACAGCCGAGGAAGCGTCTATAATTAAGCGAGAATGGTGGGGAATTTGGCCTCATGACGACCCACCACCCGTGGAGTACGTAATTATGTCGCTCGATGCTGCCGCAGAAAAGCATAATCGCGCCGATTACACTGCGCTGACCACGTGGGGTGTGTTTTTTAACGAAGAAGAGAACGCTAGGCACTTAATATTACTAGATTCTATCAAAAAGAGGTTGGAGTTTCCTGAGTTAAAAGAGCTTGCGTTGGAAGAGTATAGAAGTTGGGAGCCAGATGCGTTCATCGTGGAGAAA